GCTTATTCCGTTCCCAAAGCTGCGAGTTATATGACGTAATAGCCTCACCAAAAAACCACGTCCATCCCTCGTTTTTCAAGTTTTCCAGTAACGCATCGTAATCTTCTTGTGTTTCTGTGTGATATATTTTCATTCGTTTTTCCTCCTTGTTTAATGGAATTGTCGCATCAAGACTCATAGCTTCAATGTACATCCTTGATTAAATTTCCATCTGTTTATAAATTTTTGAATATGACTGAACATTGTTATCTCTCCACGGTTTTCAAAATCACTCGGTTACAAAACCTATTTTGTAACCTGTAACCGTCAAACCCACTCTCCCAGAACGCAGTTACAGGTTACAAAAAAACGGCGAAAAAGTTTTTATTTTCGTATACAGTTCTTAAATATAAATTAAATATAATACTTTTTATTAAGAAAAAAATGTAACTTGTAACTTTTACGTGTCTTGCTACTGGTACTATGCGATTTTGGGAGGTTACATTTTTTGCTTCGGGTTACATTTTTCTGTAACCAATTGTCAGAATATTACTCGTATTCCGCACAATTAACACTTCTGATAAACCCTTGCAGTCTTCCCATTTATTTTGACTGCCTTGGTCTCTAAATTCATCACATCTTTAATCGTCGCTCTTCATTTTTTACCCCTCCTCTACAATTCGCACGGCTTCTGCAGCACTTCTTGCTACTCCACAGATGGCTGGCGTTATTTCCATCGCTTGTTGAAAGTTTTTCTGTTCTTGTCGTAACTTCCCTATCTCATTTTTCACTTCAATAAAAAACATTTTTCCATCTGTTCCGCGAAATCCGAATAAATCTGGAAAACCTTTCGGTAATCCTGTATCAAATATTCGTCCGTTTGGCATTCTAACTTTGCCCACATTGGCTCTGAAAACATAATGCCCATGGCGGGAAAGTTCTAAACGTATAGAATTCTGTATATCCATTTCTGCTGTCATTTAATCACTCCTTTGGTCAAATTGTTGAAAAAAGGGCAAGTTAGGGCAGGTTGAGGGCAAGTTGGTTCAAACCTGCCCTGTTCGAAACCCATTGCTATTACTTACTTTATTGATACTTTTTTTATTAACAGGGCAGGTTAGTAGTAAAATAAGAAAAGTATTACTAGTGAAAATTTATAGAGAAGTTTTTGAAAAAAGAGCCAAACCTGCCCTTAAAAAGAATAAAAATCATGTAACCTGTTCTGGCGCAAAGTATTTGATGCAGGGCAAGTTGGTTCAAACCTGCCCTGTTTTAAAAATTCATATTGATTTTAAAATATTCTTTATTGAGAGCAACACCTATATACTTTCTTCTTGAATTTGTTTTTTTCTTTTCAAATTTCAATCCCAACTCTTTTCCAAATTTTGTATTACTCATTAGGTATTGTCCGTTATCCTTTGCCCATTCTCGATATGTTTCATATAAAACTTTTACGTCTACTTCTTGCTTCTCTCCAACATCACAACAATCCTCAATAAATGCAGTGATAACGTCCATTTCTGACTTGTATTCGGAGCTTGCATTTTCAACTGCTTTCGGCATTCCTAAACCTTCTCGCTGCCATTTAAGAAATCCTTCTACAGCCCAGTTTAATATCCCAGTCAATTCACTGCGAAGTTTATATTTTAGCTGTTTATCTACTTTTTCGTCAGGTATTTTTACTGTGAAAGGTACTAAATGTAATCGACGCCAGATCCCATCGTCTCTCCCTCTGATGATCGGTTTGTGGTTGGTCGCCATCCATATTTTGAATTCTGGTGTAAATTCGAATTCGTCCTTATACAGGTGCCGTGCTGTTACCTTGTCGCCCCCTGTGAGCTGTTTAACCAGTCCCTCATCTAAACGCACACCTTCATTTGGTTCGGTTGTTGTAACGAGCCTAGCGCCATGTAAACGGGCAATATCACTATTTGCATTACTGGATTGCTGTTTGACCATGATTGTTTGCGGCTGTATATTGGTTGCGTAAGAACCGAAAATGTCATTGATAATGTCGAGAAAAACAGACTTACCATTTCGCCCATTTCCGAAAAGAATGAACATGACTTGTTCTGATGTAGAACCTGACAATGAATAACCGACAGCTTTTTGAATATAATTGATTAACTCTTTATCACCAGCAAAAATATCCTTTAAAAACGCTTGCCAAAGTGGTGCGTCAATTTTATCTGTATATTCGATGTTGCTGATTTTTGTAAACATTTTTTGCCTATCATGATTGATAAGCTCACCATTTTGCAAATTGATATATCCATTTTGTGTGTTCAAAAAATATTTGTAGCGATCGAATTCTTCGGGCAAAACTGGCATTAAATGTTGCGCTTCTTTCAACATGTTCGTTTTTCCTTTATTGCTTCTAGTTGCTTTTAAGTGCTTCATGAACGCTTTTTCTGCATCTGATTCATTATCCATGTAAGCAAATTCGCTTTTCATATCTTTAATTACATCATCGACAAGTGTTTTTACAGCTCCTATATTATCGTATTTCCACACTTTTGAATCGTAGTAGTAAAACCCTTTGTTAATATACGAAAAACGGACAATATCATGAAATTTATCACGAAAACGTTCTGCATTACCAGTATCATCCAGCCCATATACTTTACGTGCTGTATTATTCTGATTTTTGATAGAAATAGAATATCCTTCTAGTTCACTGCCAGGTTGGTAAATTTCAGAGGTATTAGTTATAGCTTTATTAATAACCATTTCACCGTAAAGTTGCGCACCGCGTTTTTGGTCCCATTTTGTTCGATACAAACCACTTGAACGGAAAATTTCGTCCATTTTTTCTGCATTACATCCTGTCCAAAATGCCAGCATATTTGCAAAAGCTAAGTCTGCTTCGGATTGTGAGGGATATAGTCCATCCCATAATCCATCGTAAAGCGTTTTAAATTGTGCGCCTTGTTTGCTTCGTTCAGCACGTTGAATAATATCACTTACAGGCAAATCAACTGTAGATTGTAAATTATTTATTTGTCTTACTTCATTAGTCCCAATGTATTTCGTATGCAAATATTGTATTGCAGACGTCGCTTCATTGACTTGTCTGTAGTTATCAATTACTTGACCTGTCATAACGAAAAATCGACCGTCCGGGTACATTTCGATGTTTCCTTTACGCCGACCACCTTCCGGAAAACTGCCTTTTGCAATAATATGAATTCCTGTCCCACTCACACTGTATTCTGTGTAACTAGACAATGTTTGAATAAATTCACCAGCAATATTTTCTGTATTACCATAAAGGTAATCTTCAATTTCATCCTTTATATCATCAATATCCACACCGAAATATGGTTTCTTAAAGTAAAAACCTAACCCATCAAATTTATATTTTTCGAGGGAATCAAGGGCAGTTTCGAAGTCTGCCCAAGTCCGATCATCAACACTATTTCCGTAGGATCCATCGTTTGCATTCATTGGAATCTTTTTATTTTTGCCACGCTCTTCATCCCAAACAAGTTGAAAAGCGCACCATTGTTTTAATTTTTTTAATTCGTCCGGAATTTGTTCATACACGTTTGTGCGCTCCTCTCATTGCTTAGAACGGTAGATTACTCTCGTTTATTTCTGGCATAGGTTCAGCATCTTTCTTTTTAAATACATGTTGTAATGGTCCAGTAATTTTACTTTCAGCCCATGCTTTCACATTTAAATTTTTATAAATTTGACCATTATACTCAGACTCTTCATTTTTCACAGTAACTTGGCATGTCTTAGTTAACAGGTCTTTTAATAATTCATCCAATGTATTATAATCTTTGCCGTTAGGTAATTGGATTGCTTTAGCGATTGTATTTAATGCCGTTTGACTATATTTATTTGTTGCTTTTGCTTTCCATACTCGGTGAAAAATATGCGCATTCTGGAATTTTTGATTTACATCATTACGGATAATTAAATCAATATTAATGAACTCCGCTCCGTTTTTTGTCGCATCTTCATTTGCGTTGTATAAAACCACCTCATACGTACCATTTTCTACTCCATTTGTGAAAACATCATTATGATCTACTTTAAACATTTTTAAATTCCTTCTTTCGTTTTTTTATTTGATAAATCCTCTTGCTTTTCCTTGATGGAACGCCCATCCTTTTTTATAATTGTGTTCTTTTGCGTATTCATATAATTCTTTCATGTTCTTACATTCATTTGGACTACTATAATTTACTTTAAAAACTGCTTCTGTTATTTCTTGTAGCTCTGCTGCCTCGTCAACTTGTATTGGTTTTACTTCTACTTTGAATTCATGACCACAATGCTCACATTGCTTATTGCTGGATAAGACTGTCATAAAGCAATCGGGACATATTTTCACTGGTGCTTCTGCTTTCTTGCTATTACTTCCTTTTTTCGGTTCTAACGTCCATGTGCGTTCCATATCTGGTAGTCCGAACCGACTTACATTGCCTACATGATCAATGATGATGGACGTTTTTTCTGGACGGTAACGCATGCCACGCATAGATTGCTGAATGTAGAGAGACAAAGACTGTGTCGGGCGTAACATAATCACAGTAGAACAGTCTGGCACATCGAATCCTTCGCCAATCAAATCTAAGTTACATAGCACTTTAATCTCGCCATTTCGAAACTGTTGGATAATGTGATCGCGTTCCGCCTTTGGTGTTTTGCCATCAATATGTGCTGCAGTGATACCCACTTGTTCAAAACTAGCTGCCATTTTTTGGCTTTGATAGAGAGAAGAAGCGTAAAGAATAGCTTGCTGTCCGTCGGCTAATTTTTGATAATGCTTGATCACGTCTCCCCATACTTTTCGTTGATTGAACTGATCGTCTAATTGTGTGATGTCATATTCCCCGGTTCGTTTGATGTCTAAGTTACTTGTTTGAATAACTTCCGGTGCAAAATACTTATAAGGTGATAAGAAGCTATTTTCAATCAACCATTTGGCATTGACTTTCTCAATCAACGTATCGTTGATATCGCCTAATCCCCCGCCATTAATTCGGACAGGTGTTGCCGTAAATCCGATAACTCGTGCCTCATGAAAGTATTCAATGATTTTTTTGTAGCTGTTCGCTAAGATGTGATGGCTTTCATCAATGACTATTAATTCTGGTTGAGGTGTGTGATCTAACCGTCTAACAATGGTCTGAACCATTCCTAAAGTGACGTGTTTCATATCAACCCCACTCACTTCGAGTGTATTTTGAATCTGATCAATCAATTCTTTCCTGTGTACCAGGAATAAAACATGATTTTTATTTTCTGTGGTTCGCCTAATAATCTCTGCTAAAATAACCGATTTGCCTGAACCTAACCACAGGGCGAAACAACTAACGGACGTTTACACCCTCTAATAAAAGCCTCCCTTACTTCGTTGATTGTATCGATTTGATAATCTCTAAGCTTCAGCATCAACATCACCGATTTTGAATAGGTCTTCTTGCAAAGCAAACTCTCTGTTATCTAACTGGTTTTTTGCAAAATTACCATTATTTTCTGTGAGTAAGAAGCCTCTCTGACCTGTCTCAGGATTTCTTATTAATCTTGCAACTACAGGAACAATACCCATAATATGATTAACTACCTTTTCTCTAATATCTGGTAAAAATTGGTTATAAAGCTGTCCGCTTTCCATCTGTATTTGTCGTGTGTTTTCCCAAGCGGTATATACTATATTTGTGTTTGGTAAATTATTAAACACGGATATCAAATCTATTAAATGTGTGTCAAATATTCCATAGTGTTGCAGTTCTGGTTGACCTGACTTTGTATTTCTCCCATTAAACATTAGCCATAATTTTTGATAATGGCTTAAATTATCAATTACTACATTGTCATATTCCTCTGCATGTGCCTTCGCATATCCATAAAAATCAGCCATATCTTGTACGGGATTTCGAGGGTCTAATGTCGCAATCGTGATATTAGGTAATCCGCTTAATACTTTTGATGTACCATCACAATCCAACATTAAAGTTTTCCCTTTTAAATACTTAACTGTCGTTGTCTTTCCAGCGCCCGGTTTTGCATAAATCATAATATTGAAATACTCCGACCTTTTCATTTTTTCTGATTGAATAAATTCCAATGAAATTCCTCCTTACTTATTATTTTATTTGTAGTCTTTCCGTTTGAACCAAAACGGCTCCTGGTACATCAATGCCTTTTTTCAAATCATCTTTTAACTTAGCCTTATCCAGCTTCTTAGGTTGTTCAACTAAATAATTAATTAACTTCCTCTCATCTTCTACAAGTACACTGTGAGGGTTTTTCCGAATATCTAATGTAAATAGATTCGTTTTTATTTTTTGCTTATTAGCAACTAGCATAGCATCATGTAGTGATTGTTTCAGTCGCTTCACATTATTGTTAATCGTGTTTTTTCGTTCTGATAAACGTTTAATTTCTACATCTAAAACAAGTGATTGTCCTTCTAGCTCTTTGATAATAAACGAAACATTTTCTGCTTTTGTTTCTAATTCATCGTCTATGCTTTCAAGGGTATCTTTTAATGTCTCTGGATCTAATTGCTCAGCTAAATTTAATAACTGTTGATACTTTTCTTGAATGGAATAAAGTGTTGTCATATTAATCATCTCCTTTCAAAAATGCTGTTGCTGTTATTTTGCCTTTTGATGCAGAATACCACTTCACATTGTTTCTTTCGTCAAATTGTGGCTTATTTACATTAGATACAAACATCTTAGCTTTATCTGTATCTGCATTATATATACTAAAACTTACTGAGTCTGATTGTTCATGTAGCTCATTTACTAATTGACTATTCCTATTTTCTTTCATTTTCTTGACTTGAGTTGCTGGTATGTTAAAAGATGAAAAACCGTCAGTATCTTGCACAGTTAGCAACCCATCATTGTTAATGAGAACATAAAACTGTTCTCCATCAACACATAAATCAGTCACTCCTGTTCTATCCTGCACTTCTACTTTATCGCCTGCTTGAATACTCATTTTATCGCCTCCAATTCATTTTTATAGTCCCACATGTCTTGTGATAATTTATCCAGTCCAACCGCGAAACGTTCGAGATCTTTAGGCGTTTTGATGATTGATTTACTTAGCTCTTTGCTTTTTCTGTGAAGTAAACTGTTAGCTTCGTTGATGATGATTTGTTTTGTCATTGTTATTCAACCTCCTCTGCAACAATACTAAAATCTGTTTCATCATTTATACGCTCAATCATTTCGTCAATTGACTTTGAACATTTAATAATTTGTTTCACTTTATATTTGTGTTTATTCACACGATTTACAGAACATATGTTACCTAGCCTTTTTAAAATAGATGTTTTTAAATCTTCAGATGACACATCATATTTTGTGAAATCAATTAGCTTACGTTTTACGCTATTTTCATAAGCGGAAATGG